TAGGAGATAACCCTGATAAGGGTATACTAGATATAACAATAGATAGTATAAGCCCAGATGAAGGTTTAGCAATTCCTTATGGATTAGCTGAGGTACAATTAACGACAGTCTATAGACTAGACGGATAAGGAGAAAAGGGATGGCATCTCTTAATTTACAAAGAAATTCAGAGGTATTTATGTCTACTGTTGATCTACTCAACGGAGCTGCAGTTACTGCCATGACACCAGAAAACACCTGGAAACTAGAAGTGCTTGCAGGCTTTGCAATGACTTCTTCAGCAGCAACTCAGGACATTACTAGCCTCGAATCTGGAACTACTCCAGACCGCTCGCAGCAGCGTTTTAATACTGCTATCAACCCTGTAGACTGGAACTTCCAAGTATACCTACGTCCTACAGGAGTTATTACAGGAGCTGCTGCAGATGGGACTACTGCTGCTACTACTCAAACAGGTAACGTTAAACCTGTTGCTGATTGGTTTATGTGGCAAGCACTTGTTTCTAATACAGCTCCCGCTGATGGAGCAACAGAACAATCTATTTGGACAACTGGTGGAAAACTTCAAACTACAACTGTTGCCGCTGGAGCAGGTTCACACGCAACACGTTCTAACTTCTCTACAGCACAGGAAAACCACCTCTATTTTAAACTTGATAACGTAGTTTATCAGGTATCAAATTCTACAGTAAACGGTGTAACTGTTGATGCTGGTATTGAAGAAATTGCTACATCAACTTGGAGCGGTTTCGGAACCACAATGAAAGAACTTACTGGAACACCTCGTGATAATGCAATCTCAGTGTTTGGTGGTGTTCTTAACAGCGGTTCTTCTGTTACGGCTAACTCTGACGCTACAGAGCATTCAGTCACAGCCCATTATCACCCATTCAATCAAATGAATGTAGCAGGTTCTGTTGGAACTAACTCGTTCATTAAAAATCGTCTTAGCGCGATTGAATTCCATCATCAAGCTTCTGCTGGTGCATCTGATGAGAAGTTCGTCTTCCCAGTGACCGCACTAAGCTTTGATTACAATAACAATATCACATACCTAACCCCAGAAGAATTGGCTGCTCTTAACGAGCCTATTGGTCAGTTTACTGGATCTCGTGCAGTCACAGGTTCTGCTACCATGTATCTTCGTTCTGGAGATCTTGAGTCAGCTGGCTTCTTACGTAATATCTCTGAAGATTCACGTACAGCTTCTGCACAAACTTCAAACGCTAACTTAATCATTGGTGGAGCAACAGCTCCTTACGTAGCTTTCCAGCTTGATGCAGTTCAGTTTGAATTCCCAACCATCGGTGTTGAGGATGTGATCTCAATGACCGTTAACTTTGTTGCTCAGGAAACAACAGCAAACAAAGGTGACGGAGGTGAAGTAACAATCTTCGCTGCTAAATAATTAAAACATATCTGAGGGGATAATAAATGTTTTTACCAGAAGAGTGCCTATCACTTGCAAATCAAGGTCTCCCCTCACCTTTGACTAGCAGATTCGTGATAGGCACTCGTTTTTTTACGAGGGGATACTATGAGTAAAATTAAAAATCTAGTTGCAAAAGAAACCAGTACCTGGGTAGATTTCCCAGATATTGATGGTTTTGAAGTCAATATTCGCTTTTTGAATCGCGAAGACCTAATGAAAGTGCGCAACGCTTCTCTTACTTACAAGTTTAATAAACGTACACGACAGCGTGAAGAAGAAATCGATAATGATCGTTTTCTTGAGAATTATGCTGAAAAAGCTATTGTTGGGTGGAGAGGCTTAAAAGTAAAGTCTCTTCCTGTTCTTCTTCCTGTTGATATTTCTGGAATGGACGCCAATGATGAAATCGAGTATAGTGAAGAAGAAGCTGTAGAGTTGCTCAAATCTTCATCAATATTTGATCAATTTGTAACAGACGCTATGAACGATTTTGAACAGTTTTCAAAAAAGAAGGCTGAAGAAAACGTAAAAAACTAACTGACTACCTTCGCAATTCTTTATTTGCTGGAGGTATGAGTCAAGATCAGTACATTGATATGTGCGAACAGATGGGTTGGGAAATTGATGAAAGTCAAATGCCTAAAGAACCATCTACTTTAGCTTACGAAGTTCAACAAGCACTTCTCGTTTTAAATGTTTTACCAGATAAATGGGAAGGTATGAGCGGCACTTGGCTAGGTAAAGATTACGCAGGTCTTGACGCTATTTTACGAATTTATGAGATAGATAAACCAAGAGATGTTTTTGATCTTCTTCAAGTTGCAGAAAAAGAACTCGGTGACTACTATGCTCACAAGCAAAAAGAGAAAGAATCGCTAGGAAAAGCGAGTAGAGGAAGGTAATTGGCTGGTACTATTTCAACTGCAAAACTTAAGGTTTCCTCCTCAGGAGCCAAAGGAGTTGCGGGCCAACTTGATCAGGTAGGAAAAGCTACTGAACGTGTTGGTCGTGCCCAAACCCGTTTAGGTCAAGCATCTGCTGCTTCTGGTCGTCAGTTTGCAGCCCAAGCATCAGGACTCGGTGGTCTAGTTGCAGCCTATGCAGGCGCAGCGGCCACCGTTTTTGCTTTACAAGCAGCGTTTGATGCTCTTAATAAAGCTGCTCGTGCTGAAACTATCATTCAAGGTACAAAAACTCTTGCTACTGAAATAGGTCAATCTGGTCCTCGCATTCTCAAAGAAATTAAATCAATTACTCAAGGTCAGATTGAACTTTCAGAAGCTGCACAAAATATTAACATCGCACTTTCTGCTGGTTTTAATACTGAACAAATTTCTCGACTCACTAAAGTCTCTCTAGGAGCTTCTCGTGCTCTTGGTCGTAATCTCACAGACGCACTTCAACGTGTTGTTCGTGGTGCGGCAAAACTAGAACCAGAACTTTTGGACGAATTGGGTATTTTTACTCGTATCGATCCTGCAGTTAATAAATATGCTCAAAGGCTAGGTGTAGCTGCTTCAACTCTTACCGACTTTGAACGTCGTCAAGCTTTTGTGAACGCTGTTATTACTGAAGGCGAGCGCAAGTTTAGTGCGATTGATGTGACCTCTAAATCTACTCAAAAATCTCTTGAACAACTCCAAACACAGATACAAGAGCTAGCACTTCAATTTGGGGGGTTGATTGCAAACGCCTTACTTCCTTTAGTTAGCTTCTTTAAAAATAATGTCGGCAATACTCTACTATTATTTGGAGGTATTCTTGCTTTAGTCTTTGGAAAAGCTGGTGAAATTGTAGGTAACTTTTCCAAAAATGCCATCAATAACATAACACGATTTGCCGATAGTTATGCTGATGCGGCTGCTAAATCAAAAGGCGCAAATGATATCATTATCAAAGGTCAAAAAGATCTTAGCGCCGTAATTAAACAGAGACAGGGGGGGTTAAAGGGCGCAGATGGTGCAGCAGGCGGTTTATTCGCTGGAGGTTTATCTAGAGATCTATCTTCTGAGGCAGCTGCAGCACGTCGTAGATTTTTAGCTGGTGGTGAGATTGATTCTGAGACAAGAAGAAAAGATGTTAAGACTTTAACACTAGCACAACAGGAATTAACGAAAGCAGGTAGAGGAACTTCTCAGGCGTTTGATGACGCAAAAAAGATTACAGACACTTACGGTGAATCTACTAAAAAAGCAGGCATTGCGTCAAGAAGTCTCACAGTGTTCGCTGGAGGTCTACAAACTGCCCTTAAAGGTGTAGCAGCGGCGGCGCGGCTTGCTGGACAGGCTCTTAATATTGCTTTTTTTCTTGTAGGAGGGGCTCAGTTAATTGGTTCTTTATTTGATATTGATATTCTTGCCGCAATAAAAGACATGTTCATTGACACTTCACAAGCATCAAAAGACTTAACTAACGGTTTAGTAGGTCTTACTACAGCTGCTGTAGGCGGTGGAGCAGCTTTAAGTAATGCTATCAATAATATAACTCAAGACGAAAAGGTATTAGAAAAATTAAATGCAACTATAGCAGAAACTTTTAAAGAGCTTAAAAATCTAGAAGGAACTACTCAAATAACAGTTGCTGCAGGTACTTTAGGACGACGTACTCAACAAAATGTACAAAATTTCGGACAAGCAGCTGCTTTTAGAAAACAACAGCTTGAAGATGAAATTAATCTTGAATCTAAACTGGGTGCTATTGATTTTGAAAAAATAGAAAAATTAAAAGTACAACTTGAGATTGTAAATGCCCTAAACTCAGCTAATGAAAAGTTTGGTTTAGAAAATCAAAGGATAGCAGGTCAGTTAGCTCGTATTACTGGCTTAAACTTTGATAAAATTCCAGAAACTTTTCAGGATTCTGCACTAGGCGTTAAAAATCTAAACGGTGAGTTGACTATTGCTGGTATAAAAATTCCAAAAATAGGTGGAGAATTTAATCTTTCTGGACTAAACGACGGACTTCAACAAGCTATTGAAGCTAATACTATTTTTAATTCTGTTTTAACAGATACCAATGAAGCCTTTGCGGCTGGAGCACTTAATTCTGATAAGTTATCTGCCAAAATTGCTGGTTTATCTTCTCAATTTGTAACCATTAAGGAAAAAGGAGAATTAAGTGCTGCTGAACTGGCTAAACTAAATAAGGAGTTAGAAAGACTTAGAGTACTTCAAACAGAGCTTAAGGCTGTAGAACAAGTTTCTGCAGGAATCGCTAAAGCATTTTCTTCAGCGTTTACAGCCTTAGACACAGCCCCATTTAAAGGGCTTATTGATTTAAGTGGTAACCTTGCTAAAAACTCTGAAGTAGCTAAAAAAAATCAAGCTGAATTTTTAATGTCTGTTATGACCACTAATAAATTTTACGCTGATTTAGTAAAGGCGGGGGGCGACTTTGGTAAAGCTAACTCTATTGTTCAAGGAAGAGCACAAAACTTTAACTTAGCTGTTAAAGCTGCGGCTGGATCTATTATTGAATACTATACAATATCTCAAAAAGTAATTGATGCTGAGAAAATCAAAACTGCACAGCTTGAAAAACAGGGAAGAGCTCTATTGTTCCAATTGGAAATACTCAATCAGGACATATTTAATAAGAATGCAAATGAAGTAGCTAAACAAGGAATTGTTGCTGACAAAACACGTTTAGATATTGCTACTAAAGCTTTAGCATTGAGTAAAGAACGTTTTGAAATAGGACAAAAAGACGTTGAAAACGAGCGTAAATTAGCGGCAGCTCAGGCTAGAAATGCTGCAGCTCAACAAAAAATAGCTCAGATAGGTCGCCAAACTGGTGCTAAAGCCAACGAAGCAGCACGTGGTTTAAACCAAGGTATTTTAGAAAATCAGTTAGATATTCTTAATGAAAAGAGTTTCAAAGATCAAACTGCTATCAATGCTAAAAAACGTGAATTGATAGAATTAGAGCGTCAATACGCAGACGAGCGTTTTACAGAACAAAAAGAGTTGATTGATAAACAGCTGAGTGAGAGTTTGGAGTTACTCCGTGTTCAAGAAACTTTAGAAAAATCTCGTCTTGAAGGATTAAAACAGCAAGAAACTGCTCTTGAAAAGTTTAATAAAGAACAGTTATCTATTTTTGACCAGCAATCTGCTCTTGAACAACAAAAATTAATAAATCAAAAAGATCAGCTTGAAAGAGAGAGACAGATAGCCTTCACTCGTGCGGGAGCACAACTTGACGCTATTGACTCTGAAGAAGCTATTTTTAAACAACAATCTGAATTAACACTTCGTCAACTTAAAGGTTATGAAAGCTTTGCTAATACGGTAAACTCATTCATAGAGGGAACAGGAAAAAATAGTCCTTTTGTACAGGCAGTAGGAGAAATTTTAGGAGTCGCTCAAGGACAGGGTGCTACTCAAGAATTTTTAGATAATCTTGCAGATATACCTAAAACTACTGGTGAAGCTCTTAGAGCGGCTATTGCTAGTACTGAAACTAATATAGCTCAACAAGGTAATATTTTTGATGTAAGAAGAGGTAATACAACCACTCAACTACAAGGAACAAACGATCTTAATCAACTTCAGCAAGACGGTATCTCATCACAGATTATAGGTCAAGAAAAACTTCGTCAAATAGAGCGTGATACTCTTGCAGCTACTCTTGCAGGCAAGGCACAAGAGTTAGCTGCAGAAATTAAGCTGCAAGAAACTAAACTCGACGGACTCCCTCTTCAAGAACTTGAGCTTCGTGCTCAAGCTACTCAAAAGATTGAAGAACTTGATCAACAACGTATCAAAACTCTCGAAACACTTAATCAACGTGTTGATACGCTAGCACGCTCTGAAGATCGTTTAGGTCAAGCTTTAGATCAGTCACAATCTATTGTTAAAGAGAGCTTTACTGGTGCGTTTATGAAACTCAATGACGCTTTAATTGACGGTTCAATTACTATGGGCATGGTTGCAAATACGTTTAAAGACATGGTTGGAAACATGCTTCGTGAGATTCAACAAGCTGTATTCAGAAAAACCATTGTTGATCCTTTAACTGACGTTATTACTGGTAGTATTGGCGGCATGTTTGGTGGTGGTATTAATCCTGCGGCTGTTGTCTCTGGTAATGTAGGAGCTCCTGGAATGTCTATAGCACAAGGCGGTCGCGTTCACATGGCTCAAGGCGGTATGCCTAATGCAGCTACTATGAAACGTGATAGAGTCCCTGCAATGCTAGAGCCAGGCGAGTTTGTCATGCGCAAAGAGGCTGTTAAACAAGCTGGTGTAGGCACCATGATGCGTATGAATGCTGCTCCCCAACAACTTCAAAGTGGTGGTAAAGTTATGCAAGGCAATGCTACTTATAGTGTCGCTAGAGCGATGGAGCTAGAAGCAAAGGGTCTTTCACCAGCTCAGGCTAGATCTGTTGCACAAGAGGAAGCAGATAGATCTAAAAGTGTTGGCGGAGCCTTTAGTTTCTCTGATAATGTGATAAATAGTATGAGAATGAGAGGTGCACCATCTATATCAACTCCTGCAACACCTTCAAACGCTTTAGATGCTGTTCAAAATATGTTGAAACAGAATACGGGTTTCTTTGGTTTTGGAGGAGATTCTGAAAGCAACAAAAATAAATTTAAAGGAACAAAACCAAGAACTAGTCCTCAAGGCTTTGGCTCTTTCTTTAAAGGAGTATTTGATAAAGCAAAATCAGCAGTAGGATTTAAAAAGGCTAGCTTTACTACAGGTGCTAATATAGGTAGTGGTATTCCTATGGCTAATGATGTTGGGGTAGAGTTTAGTAATAAAAGTCTTGATCAAATAATGGGAACTTCTTCCGCCTCTTTAGACCCAATGACACCTGGCTTGTCTGAACTAGCAAATAGTTTAATGGAGAACAACAAGCTGAGTCCAGAGGATGCTATGACTGTAGCCATGGGCATTGCTGGATCAAAAGAAAGTTTTAACCCAAGAGGTAATCTAGCTGATATGATAGGAGCTGACGGCAGAAGGGGTATTCCACTATCTTTCATAGGATCGCTGCTAGGTCTTGATGTTCCCACTTTATTCTCAAAAGATCCTAGCATACCTACTAATCAACAAGGGAAAGCTAGATTAGAGGTTAATCGAAGAACAGGACAGATGGCTACAGGCTATAAAGGTTTTAAAGCTGGTGATGTTACTAATTCAGGCAACTTTATGAGAGCTGATGAAACAGGAGTGGTTTCTGGTATAGATCCTTTTGCTCTTGATAAGCTTGGGTATAGTGGTGGT